CAAGGCTCTCGCCCGTGCTATGGCATACACCAAGCAAGTTAAAGGTGCTACCATCTTGAACAACGCTTTTGCTGCTGGAACCACTTACGGTGACGGCCAAACGCTTTGCTCAACGGCACACCCACTTGTATCTGGTGGCACTAACTCAAACCGTCCCGCTGTAGCGGCTGATCTTAACGAAACTTCTTTGGAAGCGGCTGTTATTCAGATTGCTGGCTGGACTGATGAGCGAAGCCTGTTGATCGCTGCGAAGCCTCGCAAGCTGATTATCCCACCCAACCTCCAGTTCGTAGCAACTCGTTTGTTAGAAACTGAAGGACGTGTTGGTACTGCGGATAACGATATCAACGCACTCCGTAACAACGGCTCTATCCCTGAAGGATACGCAGTTAACCACTATCTGACTGATCCAGATGCGTGGTTCTTAATGACTGACGTACCTAACGGTTTGAAGCACTTTGTCCGTACTCCGATGTCAACGTCTATGGATGCTGATTTCGATACTGGCAACTCGCGCTACAAAGCTAGAGAGCGATATTCCTTTGGGGTTTCTGACCCACTCGGAATCTTTGGTTCTCCCGGCGCATAAACGCGGGTACATAAGAGGGGGCACATGTTGCCCCTTTCTTTTTTCTGTAGTATAAAGTAAGTCCTGACTGCGAAAGCAGACTTAACCCAAGACAGGAGATTACAATGGGTACCACAACTTTTTCTGGCCCAATCCGGGCTGGTAACATCCGCAACACTGTAGGAACTACGTTAGGTAGTGATGTAGCCAACGTTGGCTATGTTGTCATGATGCAGACGCACACAATGGATCTTTCCGGTGGCGCAATTGCAGCAGGATCAACTGACATGGTTATTCCTGCAAACTCTAAAATTATCGACGTAGTTGTAGATTTAGCTACAGCAGCTAACGTTACTACCAACATTAGCGTTGGTGATACTGTTGGTGGAGCTACTACGATTCTGAATACCCTTGCAAGCGGTACAACTGCTGGCCTAAAGACTGTTACTACTCAAGGTGGTGGCACGAACGCATGGGCAAACACTGGCACGGCTGATCTGAAACTTACTGTAACGGCAAGTGCAGCAACCACCGCTGGGGAAGCAGTTATCACGATCCTGTACGCACAAGCCTACAACACTGCGGTACAGCCATAGGGAGTAGGTAATGTCTAGTTCTGATATCCAATCAAAACGGATTACAGGAACCGGATCATTAGGTGTTGGCCCTGCGCGTATTACGCAGATTCAAGTCCTGACTACTACTGGTTCTCCTCGTATTACTGTCACTGATGGTAACGGTGGGAATACAGTGTTAGATCTAGACTTCAGTGCAAGTTCTACGCATTCGGTCAATATCCCCGATGATGGTATCCGATGTCCTGATGACGTTTACGTTTCGACCTTTACTGCTTGTACAGCAGCGACTGTTTTCTATAGGTAACGCAGATGCGTGCCTACTACAAAGCAGGTGGGGGAGTATCTAAATCCCCTGCGTGGACGCGCAAGGAAGGTAAGAGCGAGTCTGGCGGTCTGAACGAAAAAGGCGTTGCTAGTTATCGTAAGGCTAACCCCGGCAGCAAGCTAAAAACTGCTGTTACTACGAAGCCAAGCAAGCTGAAAAAAGGTTCTAAAGCCGCCAAACGTCGCAAGTCCTTCTGTGCTCGCATGAAAGGTATGAAGAAACGTAATACTAGTGCTAAAACAGCGAATGATCCGAATAGCAGGATCAATAAAAGTTTACGGAAGTGGAACTGCTGATGCCTAGCAAAAGCAAGAAACAACACAATTTTATGGCCGCAGTGGCTAATAACCCTAAATTTGCCAGAAAAGCTGGGGTACCCCAGTCAGTAGGCAAAGATTACATAGAGGCAGATAAGATGAAAGGAATGAAGAAATACCAAGCTGGTGGTATGTCAATGGGTATGGGAAAACAAGGCTACAATGACCGTTTAGACGAGTCTATGGGTGCGCGTAATGGCCCTAAAATGCAAAGTATGAAAGCTCGTCGTGACGAAAGCGAAGGTATGGAAAAAGCTATGGGCGAGCGTAAGTTTGCTGGTAACAGGTCTATGGACAAAGCTATGCCTCGCATGAAGAAAGGCGGGAAAGTCCGTGGAGCTGGTTGTGCTACCAAAGGCGTTCGTAAAGCCAAAATGGTAAGTATGAAAGGGGCATAAATATGGCACTTTTTGATATGTTTAGGAGTAAAGACAGGAAAAAGCCGGTGGCTGGACGTAAAGATAGTCGGCGTAGAGCTTTCCGTAAAGATGAAAAGCCAGAAGAATTACCATCAGGTATGAAAGTTAAGGACACCGAAACTCGTGTGACGGGTACACGTAGGCCTAACGAAAGCCAAGAAATGAAAGCCAAAAAAGCGTCTATACCAGCTCCAAAAGCTGCCCCTAAGATACCTAAAATAGATGTAGATGGTAAAGCTAAAACTGGGCCAGCAGATATGATGCGTAGAGAGTCCGCTACTGCTGCGGGTATGGTTGCTGAAAAGAACCCAAAATCTATTGCTGAAGCTAGAAGAAAAGGGTCAGACACCTTTATCGGTAAAGACGGTATGAAGAAAGCCGCCGTTACTAAAGAAGAATTGGAAGCCTCTGGATATAAAACTTTGCGTGAGTATCTAAACGCTAAAAACAGAGAGAAGAAAAAACCTGCCATGAAGAAAGGCGGCAATGTGGCTAAGTATACTTATGGCGGCAAAGTTCGTGGGGCTGGTATAGCAAAGAAGGGCGTGAAGCCTTGCAAAATGAGATAGCTAATGCGTTGCTACTATAAAAAAGGCGGTTCGGTTAAAGACGCGTGTTATAACAAGGTTAAGTCACGTTATAAGGTCTTTCCGTCCGCCTACGCTTCAGGCGCTATTGCGAAATGCCGCAAGAAAGGCGCTAAAAACTGGGGTAATAAGAGTGGCCGTTAGAAAGACCGCAAAGGGTGCAGCCCTAAAACGTTGGTTTAAAGAAGACTGGAAGGACGTTCGTACCGGTAAAGACTGTGGACGAACCAAGGGTGAAAAGCGTGGTACACCGTATTGTAGACCTACAAAACGGGTATCTGCCAAGACACCTAAAACGTCTTCTGAAATGACCAAAGCGGAGAAGACCAAACGGATAGCCCAGAAGAAGAAACTGGGTCAACCAGCGGGTAAACCGAAGCGTGTAACACCGCTACGTAGGAAGAAACGAAGTGGCTAAAGGTGTAAAACATTACTTCAAGGATGGTGCAGAACATAAAGGTGGGATGCACAAACACCCTGATGGTACGTTGATGACAGGCAAAAACATGTCTAGAACATCGAAAAAACTGTATCACTACGGGGATTTATCCAAGAAGGCTAAAGAAAAAGCTAGAAACGGCTGGAAAAAATAATGGCTACATCAGGCACAACAGCATTTAATATGCCGTTCACAGACATCGCTGAAGAGGCGTGGGAACGCGCTGGGCGGGAGCTACGGTCTGGGTATGACCTACAGACTGCACGTCGCTCTATGAATCTGATGACGATTGAGTGGCAAAACCGTGGCATTAATATGTGGACTATCGAGCAGGGATCACTGGATCTTGTGCAAGGACAGTCTACGTACGCTTTACCGGACGACACCATTGACCTACTGGAACACTCTATTCGGACGGGTGCGAACAATCAGACTACGCAATCTGACCTAACATTGAGTCGGATTAGTATCAGTACGTACTCGTCAATACCCAACAAAATAACACAGGCTCGTCCTATACAAATCGTCGTGCACAGGGACAGCGGGCAAACTTACCCGACAGGTATTACGTTAGCTGCTACCGCATCCAGCACAGATACGACAATCACGCTAAGTGGGGTGGCTGGTCTACCTCCTGCGGGGTTTATCAAGTTAGAGAACGAGATTATTAACTACAGTTACATTACCGGTAACGTGTTACAGAACTGCTTTAGAGGCCAGCAGGGCACCACAGCAGCGACGCATACCGTGGGTGGTACCGCTATACCAGCGTACTGGGAACAAGTCCCCTCGGTAACTGTATGGCCCGTCCCGGACAATGTTGAGAGTTACAAGATAATTTATTGGCGTATGCGGCGTGTACAAGACGCAGGTAACGGTATCGAGACAGCCGACATGAATTTTAGGTTTTTTCCGTGTTTAGTAGCGGGTCTGGCCTACCATATTGCTATGAAAGTTCCTGAGTTTATGGAAAGAGTACCTATGCTTAAAGCAGCGTACGAAGAACAGTTTGAACTTGCGGCAGGAGAAGACAGAGAAAAAGCCCCGATCAGGTTTGTACCTCGCGCAGGTAGGATCTAACAATGGGTACGCGGTTTGCTTCTGATAAGAAAGCCATCGCCATGTGCGATGTGTGTGGGTTCCAGTACAAACTGAAAGAGTTAAAAAGTTTAATTGTTAAGGACAGAGATACGCAGATAAAAGCGTGCCCCGAATGTTGGAATCCGGATCAACCACAGCTTAAACTAGGTGAGTTTCCGGTCAGTGATCCACAGGCAATACGAAATCCTAGACCAGATAGAAGTTTAGGTACGTCAGGAGTTTATAGTAGTAGAGATATACAGTGGGGTTGGAACCCTGTAGGTGGCGGAAATGATCCGTTTGGTCTAACCCCTAACGACTTAGTGGCTACTGGATCAGTAGGTACAGTTACAATAACGATTACATAGGAGTAGTACGATGTATAACCCTAAAAACGTTTTTGGCATGGATGAAGTAAAAGTACATAAAGACAAAGGTGTTAAGTCTTATGGCCCCAAGCCAAGCATGAAAGACGTTAAAACGTCCGGTGTTAAGATGCGCGGTGCTGGCGCTGCGACTAAAGGTTTCATGTGTCGAGGGCCGATGGCTTAAACCATGAATTACACGCAGCTTAAAGCAGACATTCAGGACATTTGTGAAACAACTTTTACAGATGACCAACTCGCTTTGTTCACTGAACAGTCGGAACAGAAGATATACAATACTGTACAGATACCTGCGTTACGTAAAAACGTTACTGGTTCGTTGACCACAGATAATAAATACCTAGACACACCGGCTGATTTTTTATGGTCGTATTCGTTAGCCGTAATTGATGGCAGTGGTAACTATTCGTACTTGATTAACAAAGACGTTAACTTCATACGCGAAGCATACCCTAACGCCACTTCTACTGGTTTACCGGTGCATTACGCTTACTTTAACGACGATGCGTTTATTGTTGGGCCAACACCGGATAGTGGGTACTCGGTAGAGCTGCATTATGGGTATTACCCTGAATCTATCGTTACCGCAGGTACTACGTGGTTAGGTGATGAGTTTGACAGTGCATTATTGAATGGTGCGTTAGTTGAAGCAATACGGTTTATGAAAGGTGAACCTGATCTTGTAGCTCTGTATGAGCGGTTATTTGTACAGACTCTTGGCCTACTCAAGAATCTTGGGGATGGCAAACTGCGCGAAGACGCATTCCGTTCAGGACAATTACGGGTTCCAGTAACTTAAGGAGTTTAACATGGCAATTACACAGGCAATGTGTACTTCGTTCAAGCAAGCATTACTTGACGGAGAAATGGATTTTAGTAGTAACACAGCGCAGTCTTATAAGATCGCGTTATATACGTCTAGCGCGTCTTTGGATGCTGCTACTACTGCGTACACTACGAGTAACGAAGTAACAGGAACTAATTACGTCGCGGGTGGTAACACGCTGTCTATTTCTACTAACCCTACAAGTACGGGTACTACGGCGTTCCTTAGTTTTGCTACGACTACGTGGAGTACAGCGACAATTACAGCGCGTGGAGCTTTGATCTACCAAGCTGGCGGGTCTACTCCTGCAGTAGCTGTACTTGATTTTGGTGGTGATAAAACGTCTACGGCAGGTGATTTCCAGATTACTTTCCCAACAGCGGATGCTACTAACGCCATTATCAGGATTGCTTAGGTACTAAGGGATGCCATCTTCGACGACATACGAAGGCTGGGGACGC